CGTAGTTACACTTACTAGTGGTGGTGTACTTGTGGGTGCAGGCACAGGTGCAGTTACTACTGACAAAGCGGCACCTAGTGGAGATTTTGTTGGCACTAGTGATACACAAACACTAACAAATAAAACACTAACAACACCTACGATCACTACACCGGTTATTAACACAGGTGCTCAACTTAAAAACAGTAACACCAGTGCTGGTTATTTAGAGTTTTATGAGCACAGTGACAATGGTACAAACAAACTAACGCTTATTGGGCCGGCAAGCACAGGAGATGAGACACTTACATTGCCTAGTGCTACAGACACATTGGTCGGTAAAGCAACTACAGATACACTAACAAACAAAACACTTACATCACCTACTATTACAGAACCAGAAGTTAGTACTACACTAGACATGAATGCACAAGCAGTTGTGCGTTTTTATGATGCGGATAGCAGTAACTATGTAGGTTTCAAAGCACCGGCTACAGTAGAAACAAACTTTACTATGACATGGCCCGATGCCGATGGTGCAAGTGGTCATGTAATGACTACTGATGGTGCAGGTAATCTAAGTTTTGCTGCTGGAGGCGGCGGCGGTAGTAGTTCTGGATATAATAACAGTACTATTAGTACTATTCCAGGTAAAAACGGCGATTTTGATTTGAGTTACAATGTTGCACAAACAGTGCAAGAAACACCATTCGATAGTGGAGCAACTGACCCGTTTGGTGTTAACCTAGGTTCAGTGTTTACACTTATGGATCCGGTTGGTAGTATTCAAACTGCAGACGATGACGGTTTGGATCTGGGTGTATTAACATAATAAATAAGGTATATAGCAGGAGTAAGAAATGCCTACAGTATTACAGTTTCGCAGAGGAACAACATCACAAAACGACGCATTTACAGGCGCTGCCGGTGAACTTAGTATTGACACAGACGTAGATAGTATTCGTATCCACGATGGATCAACAGCAGGCGGTTTTGAAACAAACGCCAAAGAAGCACAATACGCTGACGTTGCAGAACGTTATCAAGCAGATGGCGAATACGAGCCTGGTACACTACTGGTGTTTGGCGGTGACCAAGAAGTCACAGAATCAACAACAGCAATCAGTAAACGTATTGCTGGTATTGTAACAACTGATCCGTATTGTGTGATGAACAGTCCAAAAGATCGTAGAGATGATCCAACCTTTCCTGCAATGGCTCTCTTAGGTCGTGTTCCTGCTAAAGTAGTCGGTGAAGTACAAAAAGGTGATTTGATGGTATCTAGTAATACTGCTGGTCATGCTTGTGCATGGACTGAAGAAGGATCGCCACCTGCTGGCAGTATTGTTGGTAAAGCAGTAGAAGATAAAACCGGCGCAGAAGCTGGTGTTATTGAGGTAGCAGTAGGAATCAACTAATATGCCCCAAGGTCGGTTCTACACCGCAGACTATACGGGGGAGATGGTTAGCGCAAATACTAGTTGGAGAGATAGAAAAGACCCAAGCTCAATGACTTGGGTTGAAAAAACTATCTTCAACGAAGATCACGATAACATTGCACATGTTATTGGCAACAGTAAAAGCCGTCTCTGGCTTGATTTAAACTTACTTACAGGACAAACAGGCGGTGAGAAAGTTCGCAGTGTAGGACAATCCTATGGCTGCAACTTACTGTACAGAGATTTCAATCCTACATTTCTTATTTGCACAAACCAAGAGATTTGCAATGAACTTGCAGAACAAGGGTACGGTGCTGATAACATTGTATTTACAAACGTAAAAAATATTTTAAAACACCCAGGGCAGTTTCACTTGTATCCTCAACTGTACAGTGCAAGTGCAGGAAACCTAGCACTTAGGTTAGCATGTGCAGACGGTCATAAAACAGTGTATATGATTGGCATGGATACATATTCTCAGCCTAATGACAATGTTTATACAGAAGATTATGGACTTGCAGATGTACAAGGTGCAAACAACAAGTTTATCACTGAGAACTGTAAAACGTTTTTAACTTACAGTGATGTGCAGTTTTACTATGTGAGTGACAAAGCAACTATTATGCCAGAACAATACAACTGGTGTCCCAATGTTAAAAAACTAGAATGGATGCAATATGTAAACCTAGCAAGCCTGGGTGCTATTGCACATTAGATCTTCGATAGTTTTTATCTTACTAACAATCTCATCAATCTGAAAAGTAGTGAACACACCTGGGTGTAGTGGTTTGGGCCATGCATCTAGTTTACTCCAAGCATAACCTTTGTGTTCATGATTAAGTGTAGGTAAAAACTCTTCTTCAACAACACAAACATATGTGCTATATGTAAAGTTGTTTTTCTTATTAGTAAACTTTTCCACTGGGATAGTTTTAAGCACAAGAGGCATAAAGCCTATTTCTTCTACTATTTCACGTTGCAGTGCAGTGTATTCTGTTTCGCCTTGTTCTGTTTTACCGCCAACAAATGCCCATGTGCTATCGTGTTTTGCACCATTGCGTAGTACAAACAAATAACGTCCAGTTGTTTTGCTTAAAAACAGTGCGCCTACACTGCTATTAAATGACGAGGCTCCAGTCGCCTGCTCGATATTCGCCTTCATAGGATTTGACCCATTCTGTGCCTGTATACTTGTATTGTAGTCCAGTGTGACTATTTGTCATATAGTGTACACCCTCTTCGGCACTACTGTCAAATGCTAGTTGCCAGTTGTTGCCGTTGTACTCGATAATGTCATTTGCGCCTGCAACTAAACTACCCCATGCATCTGGTCCATCGCTATTATCTGCATCTCCCACTGCATTGAGTACAAGATAACGTTGTCCTGTTACCGCAGTTGGTAGTGTATTGCCTGGACTTGATCTTAATGGGTTAATGATTTTATCTACTGCACTTATGTCGTTTGTAGGGATAGTATCTTCTTGCACAGTCCAAAGTAGTTTATGAGGATCACTAGGGTGAAATGCAATAGTACCAACAATCTCTGCGGCACCACCTGTTTCTAAACGTATTTGACTTATGCCACTTTGCATTTCGCCATATTGATTTATGAGAGCCGCCCAACTTACATCATCTGTGCCTACCTTAGTTGGTGGATCATTTAGTGGTGTATAGTCTACTTTGTTAGTTGTTGTTTCATTGCGATCTAATATTTGCACAGTATTGCCTAGCACAACTATACCAAAGTTCATAGGAGTAAACTTCATACGTTCTCCCATTAGTATTTGTCCGTCAATCACGCCATCTGCAATGGCACCTTGATCGTCATAGATGCTTGCAACAATCTTGTTAATAACACCAAGTTTTTTGACTTTTGCTGGTGCAGTTAAAAAGATTGGCACTGTGAACTGTAATGTAGCAATATCTATTTGATCATCTACTCCTTGCGGAACACTTCTGCTGCTAAACTGTACACTCTGTAGTTCGATATAACTTAAACTTGTCCAGTCCAAGTAGTTGTCTGTGCTTTGTATTTCTAATGCTGGATTAAACAGTACTAGTATCTGTTCCATTAGTTGTAGTTTTTGATTTGTATTACTAGTCCAAACATCTACACTCATTTGCAGAGTATAAGGAACCGGCATCATACGTTCAATAGTAAATGCATTTCCTTGCTGTGTGTTGTAGGTGTTTGTAGCAGGATCAAACTTGCGCATACGAATATGTTTTTTATCTACAAATGTTGGATCTTGCCTGCGCTCTGGGTTATATTCTAACCCTGTTATATAACAACTAATCATAGGTGTTGGGATGATTTTGTTTTCACTGTTCTCACGAATGATACTGCTTACCATTCTTGTGCTATCGCCATACTTTACCGGCACTGTAAGCAGTGTAGTGTTGCCATCTCTGTCTTTGCCGTATTCAACTTGGAAGTTACTGAATGCACGGACAAACTGCAATAGAAAACGTCTTATTTGTTCATCGTAAAAAAACTGTTGCGGCATTAGTCTTCCCTAGGTTTCAGTGCGTCACTAAGCGACTGTCTACTATTAGCAGTTGTATTATCATCTGCTGTAAACGTGCTAGTGTTGTTGATAAATCCATCTCTTAATGTGTTACCTGTGCCTGGTGTCACTCCTGAGCGTACATCATCTTCTACTTTGATCCAACGTGATCCACTGTATCTAAACAGTCTATTAGGTAAAAAGTCTACACGAAGTACAAAATCACCTTCTTGCGAATCGCTAGGAAAACTAGTGCCCATACTAATCGGTTCACCATTTGGTGCAAGCCCATCTCCAACAAGATAGCCACTGTAAGCACTACTGTTTTGTGGAGTAATACGTCTTGCATCTGCACGTTGATCAGTGCTATCAGCATTCATATCTGTATCATCTGCATTGGTTCCTAATGGTTCCAGTGGACGTCCTGTTACAGGATCTGTAGGCACAATGTAGTATTGACTTGTATCATAACCACTTTCTGGTACTTCTGCTTCTGCAGCTTCTACAACTTTGTTAGAAATCTCAAGTTCTTT